AGGTTTGCAAACGGAAGATCTCCTGTAACTCCATTACTCAGGTCAACCTGCGCCCAGGCAGGATTGTTGGTTGTGCCCGTGTTAGCCAAGTACCGAGTGGCTGTGGTGTTCTTTGGAAGCGCTACTAAAGTGTTAGAGGCCGAGGCATACAGAAGATCACCTTGGGCAACCGTTGTAAGCCCTGTACCACCGTTTGTGACAGGCAGAGTACCCGTTACTTGAGTCGAAAGGCTTACCCCAGACAGCGTACCGCCAAGAGTAAGGTTGCCTGAAGAAGTTACAGTTCCCGTAAGGGTAATTCCGTTGACAGACCCCGTTCCACCTACGGACGTAACCGTACCGTTATTTGTGGCTGCAACTGTGATCGACCCATTTCCATTAGTGACCGTAATGCCGGTGCCTGCCGTAAGTGTGGCCTTGGTGAGCGTATTCCCAGAGGTATTACCAATTAGCAACTGACCGTCTGTATATGTGCTTTGACCCGTGCCGCCGTTTGCTACAGCCACCGTACCAGACGTAATGGCGCTACCTGCAATGGCGATGCTCGTATTTGTAACGCTACTAACCTGACCTTGGGCATTGGTCGTAATGACCGGAACCTGAGAAGCAGAGCCGTACGTCCCCGCCGTACCTACGTTGGAAAGACTGAACTGCGTACCTGTAAGGGTTAACCCTGTGCCTGCGGTGTAAATCTGAGCGCTGCTGACCTGAGCAAACGTAATGTTGGTCGTGCCAAAGGTAATTGTGCCTGCTGTATTACAGGTATAGGTCTCACCAGCACCAGTAGCGCCTTGTTGAACGAAGACCGTAGAGCCTTCACCCAAAGTGTCTGGACTTGCCAAACCGTAAGAATCTGCGTCTGTAGCACGAGTAAGCACCCAGTTTGTTGAGCCAGAACCTACGTTGGTGACTGTATAAATGCCGTTCTGCGTCTGAGTTGTCTGTTGATATATCAGAACTCGGTCAGCAACACTAAGTGTTACACCATCAATAACCAACGCTACTTGCGTACCCGCATTGGTAAGCGTAGCGCCTACACCAGATGTTCCGTTGTTATACGTGGCGTTGAGGTTTATCGGAGACTCTACCCGCACGGGGGTATGGAAATGAATCCCAGAAGATACAAGGCTGTCTACATAAAGTTTATTAACAAGGTCTGTATCACTAGAAGGGGTAGTAGTCACCACACCAGCAGTGATATTTGCTGTCGTAATGTTAGCCGTTGTGACATCTAGCGTAGTGACATCAAGATCATCTACTGCCGTTCCAGCGCCATTAAGATACACAGCCCGTTCAGCAGGGTAAGTAACAAAGATGTCTTTACTACCAGCACTCCAGTTAACAGCATTGCCAGAGTTAGAAGACTCAAGAATAGTAGTTCTAGCTAACGTGGTTCCAGAGGCTGCATAAGTACCAAGGCCAACTTCCCAATCCGTGCCGTTAGTAACTGCGTAGTAGGTTGTGTTGCCATCGCCAATAACACCAAAAGACTGGAACCCTGTTACAGCACCAGCCAGCGTATAGGTTCCGGTGCCTGTTGTAGTCGTAGTCTCTTTAACTCGGTCTTTAACTACAAGTGCCATGATAGTTCCTTAATTTACAGTCTTGATGTTTTGCCAGTTAGTTGCTTGATAGGTATTAATAATCTCCCATAACAAGCGTCTGTCAACCTCATCGGAAATTGTTACTGTCTCGGCAACAGCACTATTAAAATTACCAAGACCACTAGGAGTATCTGTCATTGTGGCAAGTTCAGAAATAAACGCCACACCAGTCAAAACAGAAGTAAACGAATCTATGGTATTTACAGACTCAACAATAAATAAATTTAACGAAGCAGTAGTAGAAATAGAGTCAGAAACAGTAGAAGATTCAGAAATAAATCCAAGACGAATATTGGATGCTAATACATCGTCATCAATAGTTGCTGTCTCAGATACCGTGGCAACAGCAGTCAGAATTGCATTTGTGTTTTCAGATGCTGTACTTGTTTCAGTTACAGAAGCTACTGCCGTTAAAATCGATGCTACCGTATCTGCTATAGAAATAGTTTCTTGTACGCTTCCTGAAGTAGTCAGTATGGCGTTGTTTTGATCCGTCATCGTTGCGAGTTCTGCTACATCTGAATTGAAAACCGCAATAGAAATGACAGAATCTGACGCAGTAGCGGTATCAGCAAACGTGATATTAAAGACCCCAGATGGTGCTACTTGATCTGAAGCCGTAACTGATTCTGCTATAGGGCCAGCAAATATATAAGACGCTACCGCAGAATCAGAAACAGTTACAGACTCAGATACATCTTCTGGAAACGCCAAAGAACTAACAACCGCATCTAGTGCAGTGGTTGACTCCGCAATTGACACCCCATATGCAAAACCAATGGATGTGGCAAACGGTGTTTCAGCAAATGCGGCGTTGCCAAACAAGCATCACCTCTACGCAGCTTCTAGTTCGTTCTCAGGAAACCAACGGGTCTGCTTGTTTCCAGTAGCATCCGTCCAAGAAATACGATAGAAAACCATTCCGTCTTCGTCCATACGCAAGGCTTCTACCGTACCTTTTGGGTTAACAGTTTTAAGTTGAACCATTTGGTCTTTAGTAAATGTCGTAGCCATTTTCTATCCTTTAAGCAGCATCAAGGCTAAATTCGTATGTCACGTTCAGCGTATCGCCGTTCACAACAGACCGGTTACCACCAGTGAAGTCAGACACAGAGAACAGAAGGCCTGAAGTACTAGCGTTACTCTGCACGTTGCAAAGGAAAGCTCCACGGATCGTCACAGAGCTTGTGATGCTAAATGCGCCAGGGGTAGCAGAGTTGCTAATAACCGAAGGATCTGCGGTTGTAGCAGTGCCAAAAGTGGCTGTTGCCCGGTTGCCTCCAGAGTAAGCCGTAGACTCAGTCCAGCCAGCATGAGAAGCCAAAGTGTCAGCAGCCGCATATGCAGAGAAACCAGCGTTGTCTACTAGACCGATGTACCAAGCGGCGGTGTAAGTAACACCTTTGAAGTACTTGGTGTTCATGTCCTGTAAACCAGCGTTTACCACAAGGTTCTTAGCGGAATCTTCCCACTTCAGGTTGCCATCTTTGTCATAGCACTTGAAATGAAACACGCCACCACCAGAAGCGCCTTCGCCAAACCCTTGGGTAGTTGCTACCGTAGCGGTAACAATATCCGTACTCTTAGCCTTAACTTGCATCATAAACTCCTTTACGAAAGTCGAATTAAAGCATCCGTGCTGGATGCTGTTGGGAATGTCACCGTGAATGTCGTGGTAGACGTTTTATCTGCACCAAAGTCTAAAACACAAACCGCCCCATTGCTACCTGCCTTATAGATCAAGGCACCCCGTGCAGTAAAAGCCCCAGACCACGACACTGTTGCAAACGAGACAAAAGAAGTCCCGCTTGTAGTTCCTTGCGTGGGGTTCAACACCTCCCCCCCTGCTGTATATCCTGATGCAACAACCTCACCGGTAGTCGTGTACTCACTGGTACTGGCGTTTAATGTTGCATTGTTTGTGTAAAGGGCAATGTAGAAAGTACCAGAATCAAAGTTAAACGCACCTTCTAAGAGACCGTTCTTAAAAGAGTTGCAAGTAAAGTTTCCTGTAAATGCCATTTAGGTCACCGGATACCTTGCCTGACCAGACCGGTAGGCATCTTGACGCTCCATGCCATCACCAAGTCGTTTAGCCAGAATCATTGCTTCTTCATATTGTTTTATATAACCAGCAATAACATCCTGCTCACCCTTCATGTAGGTATAGGCTTCAATCAAAGAACCGTACAGAAGAACAGAATCAAAGTTATCCCCAAGCCATGTAGTACCGGCGGTAACAATCGATTCTGGATAGTAGTAGTAATGAAGCTCTACAGAATATGAATTATCTGGCGTGGGAGCCAGCATAAAACTCAATTCATTAGTAATCGCTGGCGGTGTGGCATTGGTTGTCGTAGGCCCAAACAAAGCGTAGTACTTGGGGATGCCCGTGCTGTTAGGGTTTGGATACGCAGCCCGTAAGAAGTTCACATCCTTGTTAAGTAGATATTCATAGTTACCACTACCATCGATTACCGCAAGAGAATAAACAGCTAAAAAATCTACCGGTGAAGACAGGTACGGATTTGTTGCGTATGTAACTCCAGTTACATTCTTTCTGATAGAAGGAAACTGGACTGTGTTATAGATCCTCTGTTCAGCCTGTTGTATAAATGTGTCAATCTGTTCTTTAGACGTAAAGTTCACCGAGTTATTAGACGTGTCGGTGTACTGGGTACTTGGAAAGTCATTTTCCACGAAACCCTTAATCGTCTCAAACAGAGTTGCGTAGTTCATTTAAGCAAGCTTTGTAGAAGAATTAGTGCCCTTGGTAGCCGCTCCGGTACCACGAGTCTTTACAGTCTGAGTATTGGCAGTGTTGTTTGGGTATCCACAGTTTGTCTGAATGACATATTCCTTTGGCTGTGAATACTTGTTCATGGGATCTTTGGTATCCCCTGAGAAATAGTTGTACTTATCAGTATCCATGTTCGTTCCTTAGATAGTTGAAACCGTTACAGAACCCAACGAAATATTAAGAACGAGATTGTTGGGAGTTAATGCAGTATCAAAGAATCTTGATCCACCAACAGGATTCCATCCCCATTGGAATATTCTACTACCTCCAGAGACTACATCTTCAGCGTTTACACCAGATGTAATGTAAGAGGTATCCGTCCTTGGATTCCTTACGCCTTGTGGATCATCAATCGGGTACATCCCAAGCTGCAACTGCGGCTGATCTGGATCCCAGCAGGTGGGGCAGACAAGTATGTTTACACGCTTTGTCTTGATAACAAGTTGTGTCAACCGCTTCAGTTTGAACTGAAAGCCACATCTATCGCACATGGCGATAGAGTTCTTACCTGAAGCAAATCGATTACTCACGATATAAACTGTTGTCTGGGTACAAACCTAATGGCGGCTTTCTCCCGATCTTCTTCAGAAGCTAACCGCCACTGCTCTTCATAGTCTTGTTTTAGGGATGCTACTCTTCCCTCCGCCCCAGGAATCTTTGCTGATAGGTAGTACGAAAGACCCGCTATCAGGCAGTTATAGAACCTAAACGGTATATCCATAGTGTTTACACCGTTACCGGCATCATTAACTCTCTTTAGCCGCCAGTAAACGAAGGTGTACTGACTACCCGGATTGTTGGGTGTAGGCCACACATGGATCTTAGGATAGTTAATCCCGGTAGGGGTTGTTGCTCCAGACTGTCTGTCTACCCAAACCTGAATCGGTTGCCCTGTGGCATTCTTATCTGGAATGGTTGCGTATGTGCTAACACTAATCCGGGTGATCGAAATATCCTGTTGATTCTGATTGGTGCCTTTTCGGATAACGTGCTCAATCAGATCTATGGTGTCTACAGGAAGGTCATAGATAGCCTGCCCTGTAACCATGGGGATGCTTCCCTCTTCAATAGTCCATAGGTTTACACCCCTATTGGCCCATTCAATGGTTAACAGGTTTAATGACCGCCGAGCAGTACGGAACTGATAGCCCGTGCGGAGTTCTGTTCCACAACGCTCAAATGCTTCCTCAAAGATCTCATTGAGATCTAGGTTGAATGTTGCAGTGCCAGAAGTAGTCATTAGACCATCCGTCCCTTGGTTTTGCCTTTACGAGCACAACCATCTGCTCGTTTGGATGCAGAAACAACACCCCCCTTAGCCTTCTTCTCAGGAACTTGGTACTTCTTGTCCTTGTACTGCTCTTCCTGAGTAATACCAACAGCATCTGCTGCCCGACTTATCGCACGAGAGGCTTTCGTCATGGCGTTATCTGGTAGTGAATCTAACCATTTAGTACGGCTAGAACGCTTGTCTTCTGTCTTTTTTTCTTCAGCCATTATCGAAACCTCGCTGTTTTCTTTGCAATGGATTTAGGTTGTTTAACGAACTGCTTACCCGCAGCTTTACCAGCCCGTTTGGCTTTTGTAGTAGCTGCATACTCGGCGGAAGAGAGAGACTTGATAGCGGACTCTGGGAGATAACGCTCACCAGTAGCTCCCGGACCTTGTGTAGATGGCTTTCCACTCTTAGTCCGCCACTTTTGTTGGGTCCAGTCTTTAAGACTCTTTTGGGGCGCTTTCAAGGGCTTCGTCCTCTAAGACTTCTTCCAACCCACAAGTACAAGGCCCACCTTCAAGATCTAAGCAGTCATGGGCGTGTTTGCCAACTGCAATGTGGGGGACGGTCTTTAAACGGAACTGTTCAATATTAATCACGGTAACCCCCTCCAGATTTCTTGTACTTCTGTGCCAGCATCTGTGCCTTACGGGCGGACCATTGGCCTGGTGAGCCGCCCTTACCGCCTGCCTTGATCTGTTCAAATAGCCGTTTACGCATACCAGGCTTGGTGTAGTTTCCTGCCTCGTTTACACGGGAAACGCCACCTTCTTTGAACTTGGGGATCTTGGATGGGCTAATTGCACCCATCCCTCGGCTTGACATCATTTAGCATTTCCCGCCAGAGCGCATCTTTTTGGCCTTACCGCCGTTAGCCATCTTGATCATGGTTCCTTTGGTGTGGGCTTTCTTGATGACGCCATCAGCACGGGTAACGCCCGATTTCTTAGCCACACCGCCAGACTTAAGACCGGCTTTGTGGGCAGCAGAAGATTGCTCATGTTTTTTGATGGCCTTGGCAATTCCACCTGCTTGCATGGCTTTTTCTTGCATCTCTGCCTTAGCCATACCTCGTCCCATGCGATCCATCATTTCACCTTCCATGTCACGCTTCATCATTCCACCGCCCATGTATTTCTTTTTCATGTCAACCATCCTTGTTGAGAGTTAAACAATACGGCACTTAGTGCGCCCTTTACGGGCAATGCCATCTATCCGACCACCATTTGCCATCTTCTTCTTACCGGCTTCGGAAAGAGCAATAGCTACTGCCTGCTTGTAGTTCTTAACCTTAGGCCCAGTCTTGCTACCAGAATGCAGCTTGCCTTGTTTAAACTCTCGCATGACCTTCTCGACCTTGCCGCCCTTTTCCATGCGCTGTGCCCCCATCATGGCGGCTTCTTGGAGAACGTCTAGATAGGACATTTAAACCATCCTTCCTTTGGTCTTGCCACGCTGGGCGCAACCATCGGCACGCTTAGATGCTGAAACCTTACCGCCAGATTTCATGCCTCCGGCACGTTGCATGGCATTCAATACCTTAGGATCAACATCATCTTTTATACTAAGGTCCAATTTAGGCCCACGAGAAACGTTACTAATTGCGGCACGACGCTCAAGATCTTCTATTTGAGTAGAACTTGGCCCCTTATCTAGATCTGGATCTACTTTAGAAAATGTTGGTTTAGCAGGTTCTGCTTGTTTGGATCTTCGACGGGTCAACCCACGTTGAGCATTAAGATAGTCACGCAAGTTATCAAAACCTGCCTTTTTCATTTGCTCTTTAGTAACAATCGGGGATTTTGCAGAACGACTTTTTGCCATAGAAGCCATTGCTTCTTCCCGGCGATCACGGTCGTCAATTTGTCCTATCGTTGATGCCCGGTCTTTTGCCATAGAAGCCATTGCCTCTTCCCGGAGGTCACGCTCATCAATTTGACCACCTTTTTCATACTTTTTAACTTTGCGCTTCATTTACTTATCCCCTTTGCGCCAGAGCGTCAATCTTGTCTTCAAGACGTTTAAACCCGTTATCGAAATGTTCACGAATTTTTTCCAGATCTTGTCGAACTTCTGCACGAGTGATGTGATCACGAGCTACCTCCTCACGAGTCCTATTAAGCAGAATGCTCAACCGCTGAAGTTCATCGAACTTGCCCTTAAGTAGCATTCCCATGACAGCCACAATTGCGCTTAACGCAATATTCCAGAGCATCATTTCCATTTACCATTTCACCTTATCTGACCAAAAAGCCGCAGACATCTTGCCTTTAGCAATGTTCTTGCCGTGTCTGGCTTTAAATGATTTTCTCTTGGCTTTCATCGTGTCCGATTCTCCAGCCTTTGGTTTACCAGCAGTTCCAGAAACGGTGCCAACCTTCTTTCCTTGTTGACCAAACCGGATAACTTTCTCCTTACCGCCCTCGCAAGCCTTCACAATGTGAGACTTCTTTGGATGGTCAGGAGTGGCCCGTGGTTTATTACAGGCCATATCCTTTTTGGAGATCTTAGCCATAGATCAATGTCATGGAGGTGGTAGTGGTTACCGTTCCATGAAGGTTGGATTCACACAGGATTCCCTCTCCGGGGAGAGGAATGATGGTGTAGCCAGCAGTGGTGTTAGCCGCCGTATTAACGGTCATCAAGATCTTTCCAGAAGCGCCGCCCTGTCGAATAACAACAGAGCCAGCGCTACCACCATTTACGGCATAGATCGTCTTGATGCGAGCACGTTGGACAGAATTATCATTCTGATCCTTGAAGTCACCCGTTGATGTCAGCGGCTTTGTCGCTAGGACATCAGTTTGCATAGTTGCCATATTGGCCCCCTATTAGGAGTTAGCAAACGGAGTGGCAGGAGTTCCAGTGCAGTTCACAACACCTTGGACCATGTAAACAGCCGAAGACAAGGCAGTAATCTGGATATAAGAACCAGCTACACCGCCAGTATCACTACCATTCAGATTGATAAAGTCATTTGCCGCCGCAGGAGCAAAGCCAGCCATAGCGCCAGAAGAATCAGTGTCAATCGTCAGGATAGAGCCGACATACTTGTCAGTACCGTTGGTGCCGATCTTTACACTGCTCGTGGCAATGGTGGTCGGTACAAAGATGGTAAAGACAGCGCCTTGGTTGTTTGGGTTGTTAGGATCTTGACCAGGGCCAGCCGAGTTCGGCGTAGCGGTGGTATTAACCGCAGGGAGCGTCAGAACAATGTTAGAAGCAATAGTGCCGCCAACAGTGATGACCTTGCCTGCGTGTTGCTCGACGGTGAGAGTGGTGCTTGCAGTAATGTTGATTACATTACCTGGGCCTTGGGTATAAAAACCTGCAAGAGAGCGAACCGGCCCTTGAAATGTGGTCAGTGCCATGACATTCCTTTCGTGTAGTAGCACATCCCCGTACCGTCTCTACTAAGTCTGCTAGGTCAGTCTGTACGGGTAAAAATCCTAGTACTGATAGTTTAAACGAGTTAAAACAAAAAGGGGAGTCTTTTGACTCCCCCCTTTGCTAGGCTTATGCGCCTTCCGAACCCCACATACCAAGGGGATCAGACCAGCCAAAGCTATAACGCTCACGAGCCTTGTAACGTACGTTACCCGTATCGAAGTCTCCGTCCATGGAGTTCGACAGGGGCGAACGAACAAAGTGCTTCAGGCCGTTAGGCACATCTGTACAGATGAACCATGCGTCTGAATCGGTGAGGTAGTGGTTAACTGTGTAACCCTGGGGGATAGCACCCATCGAACGCAGAGCGTTGATGTCGTTATCCGCCGTGGCGGTACGCAGTTCCGTTTCCAGCAGGCGGGTTGAAACGAACATCAGAGCGGGAGGAACAACCAGCTTGCGGGGTTTAGCCGCAATCAGGAGGCCACGCTCATCCGTCCAAGCAGCGATCTGAATAATAGCCGCCTCAAGGGAGGTTTCATTCAGGTCAGACGCCGTGGTGGGTTCGTTAGAGTTAGTGCCACCGGATACCAGCGGGTGAGTGGTAGAGAACAGAGGCTGTCCGTCACCGCCGGGATAAGACGAGCTAAATCCGTTGTTCAGGATGTTAGCGGCCTTAACCTGCTTGGTATTTGCCATGGAACGGGCCAGAGCCTTGGTGTAACGAGCCGAGAGAGAGTCATAGAGGTTGTCCTCAATGGCCTCTTCAGTGATCGAAAAACCAAGTGCAATGGTCTCGTGGTTATACCGAGCCGTCCAAGCTTCCTGGGCGTTGTCATAGGCGATTGCCGCACCTTCACCCTTTACAGGGGCGGTGCCGAAGCCAGAGAGTTTGGTCTCTTCTTCGAATGAACGCTCAGAAGTCTCGGTCTCGAAGATAGCCTTATGCTCTTCGGGATAGCGCTGGTACTCCATACCAAACAACGCATTAAGTCCTGGCAGGAGTTCTTTTAGTAGTTGGGAACGTGAAATAGCCATTTTTACTTACTCCTTAT